TTTACTATCATTATACCGCAAAGTGAAGTCTGGGTCAATGTCAATTCTTGGAACATACCCACTTAACCTCATCTCTGAAACTAACAATCTTACGTATTCTATTTTTAATCTTCCAAGCAAAGCCTCGTCTTGGATTATGCCACTGATATAAAACCTTTTAAGTGGCTTATGATGATAGAAATCTGGAGGTATGTTCTCCCTAGTTTGTGACATACCATATTATAACTGCTTATCTTCATAGTCTTTATACCTGTAGTATCCCTTGTCAAAATCGCACTGAACTAGGAAGTCCCCCATAAATCCGTTACGATTCTTTCTAAAGGCACATTCAATAATATCGCTATTCGTCCCACGACCAAGTGCTAACACCCAGTCTGCATCGTAGGCAATCTGTCTAGACCATGCTGTCTGGCCCAGTGTAGGGACGGTAGACAAGTCATTGACATCGTCTGGGGTAGCAGAAGAGATAGCAATAATAGGAACCTCTTCGCCGATAGCCATTAGTTTTAGTTCTCTTGAAAGGTTCTTCATTCGTACCGTTTCATTTTCTGACTTCTGATTAGGGGCCATCAACTGAAGGTAGTCAACGATTACAAAGTCTGGCTTGTACTGGTCAATCTTTCCACGAAGAACAGAAGGGTTGATTTCTCCACCCTGATCGTTTGAGATAATGTGAAACTCTGGTTTGCCCTGTAGATTTTTTTCATGCCAATCCTTAAGCATGTCTAACTCTATCTCTCCGTTACTCAACTTTCTGTGTGACCAGCGACCCTCACCCATAATAGTAAAGACACGATTGCGAACTTCCGTTTCGCTCATTTCAAGGCTTATGACCAGTGGGCTACGACCCTGTTTCCAGGCCTGTACAGCGAAATAGAGAGCCAACCACGACTTTCCGATACCTGGGTATGCCAAGAAGACTCCCAACTGCCCTGGCATGATTCCAGAGGGTAAGTAGTTGTCAAATCCTGGCAAGCCAGTTTTGATGCCAACATGTCCTAGGGCTTGTTGCTTCTTTACATTTTCAAAGTAAGCAATCGCAGACTCTAGGTCTGTTACATCAATATCACGAATAGCAGCAGTATTCTTTTTTAGTTCTGAGGTCTTTGTAATAAGACCCTCTAGGGCCTTGCCACCCTCACCCTGTTGAACATCTGTCGCAGCAGACCTTAGTATGTCTTTTAGGCTGTCCCGTAGATACTCTCCTTGCAACTCTTCAAGGTGGTGCTTTGTTGCCCCAACGCCTGGGACTGGATCAAAGTCACGAAACTTTTCTCTTACTAAATCTACAGGAGGCATAGATGAATTGTTTTCAAAATAAAGTCTTACGAAGTTCCATATATCGCCATGAGTTCTAAGAAGGTTATCTACATTTGCCTGTAGCAAAACATGGATCTGCTTATCTTGAAGAACGGCAGTAATTAATTTTGACTCTGTGTTATTCACTTAGCCACTCCTTAGCCATTCTTCTACGCTCTGCTCTCTCTTGACTATCTCTTAGTCTATCTTTTTTTGCTTGTAATATTTTTTCTGCATTATATGCAAAGTAATTCCATGATGGGGTTTCTGAAACAGCAAAGTAATACTCAAGTATATCGTAGCATCCTGGCAAGGTGTAGGACTCAATTAGAGCATCAGATGCCCATTGTTCTACATTTAGGTTCAGAGATGGTTTGGCTTCGTACCTTGCGGTATGATACTTGCTGTATCTTGAGAGCAAAGCCATACGGTCTTTGCGTTCAGCCATTATTTCTCTTCGGCCTCGGTTTGTGCTTCTAAAATCTTGGCAGTTAGTTTGTCTTCAACAAACTTGTAAACACGCTCAAAAGCCTGATCAGTATTTTCTCCGTCACGCTTAGAGTCAACTACTCCAAGGTCAAGTCTTAGTGATTGAAAGTTTCCTAGATTTAATGTGTACCCAAGTGTTACAGATACCTTTGTTGTTTCATTTTCCATACTATACCCTTCGCTAAATAGATTCGCCCCAAATAGGTACAAACCGTCCATCTTCTGTTCTCGTATATGTAAGTATACCATCGCCCATTCTGCGTGTCAACTCTTGCTTACTAGGCGTAATATCATTAGTAATTAATTTATCTTTTCTTGGTCTACCAATATGGTATGTAGCAAGTATATCACGAATCTCTCTTACTTGCGATTCCGAATAATATGATCTTACTTGAAATCCTCTTGCTCCACCTTTTTGAGATCCCGTTGGAAATGGAATGACTCCTCGTTTCATTAATGATGGCATATATTTTTTATGACGATTAACTAAATCAGCAGTCTGACCTACGGTGTAGGCTCGCTCTCTTTTATTTTTAAAATCACTAATTAAACAACTTTCAATCTGGTCTTTTGTTATATTATAAACAGACATTATCCCATTAGACTTGTTGAGATGATGGACTCTTACTAAGTCTCCGTTTAAGAACCAAACTTTTTTATTCCCTGAAATTACAGGGAGGACATTGTAGCCTTCGCTCTCAATTGTTCCCTTTTTAATAGCCACTTGCCCTCCTGAGAATTACTAGGTGGATGGAAAAATGCTCTTGCTCCACAAGACATGCAATACATTTCTAGATTATTGATTTCTGAGTATTGTCGGTCAAGAAACATTCTTCCTTTGCATTTTTTACAAAATATCATTAGTTAGGAATTCCGACTATTATTAAATTAATTCCAACAGTAGTGTCTCCAGCAACATTAAACTTTACTGTTCCCTCTATCTTTGAGGGTGAAACGCTTAGCAAAGTTACTGTTACATCCTTTCCAGCATCTGTATTACCAACGTTTACTGGGGTTGCTGTAACAATTGGAGCAAACTTAAATTCATTAGGCAAAGGATATGTAAATGGCTGAGAAGATCCTGATGTTTGTGATGAGCCAGAAGTGACCTGAACATATCCACCAATAATTCTTGCTTCATTTGTTTTAACACTTTGTTTGCCGTTATTTTTAGTGTCTACTGTTACATACTTATGTGTAGCAGACTCACCAAATTGTCTGGAAAGATCATTAATTGTTTTAACAATATCGTAAAGATAGGTTACATCTAAAGGTTGTCCACGCTCTGGTTCGGGTAAAATTGCCATAATATAATTATACCAGACTAACCGTTCCAGAATCATAAATCTTTAAACTTGAATTTATCGCTGGATTGATTGATGATGCTTGTATAACTACACGAACTGAAGTTGTGCCAGTTTTCAAAAATTGATAGTTCCTTGATGCAGTTGTTTCTTTGTAGGTTGGCGGAAGGGAATCAAAACCAACAAAAATATCATAAAGTATTTGTGTAGAAACCTGTCCTGATGCCCAATTTACAAATATAATATTCCCAACGGGCAAGATAGTTCCAGCACCTATAGAAACTTGTCCAGACTCTGTAACAAATATTTGAGAATATGCAGATTTTCTATTTTTGTCTTCTGAGACTAACCTAAATCTTACTACTAATTGATTAGATCCCGTGACTTTTCCAAGCAGTTCTTTTTTAACAACAACATTTTTAATGTTTTTATCTGGTGTGTTTGACATAGTTAAACATCCAAAGCAAATCTAAACTCTATGTAATTAGTCGTGTTTGCCGACTTTATTACTGGTCTGGAATTTGCATTTTTAATTACAGAATATCCAGTTAAACCATACAAAGAGTTTGTAGCAGTTGTGTTTTCAATTCTTAAAGCATCTAGGCAAACGTAAAAAGCATCTGAACTTAAATTGTTTTTAGTAATATTAGCAAAAACTCTTGCTCTTGATACTTCTGACCATCTAAATCTTAAACTTTTGTCTAACTCTTGAAAAGTTTTAGTTATAACAACATATCTGTTATTTAAAAAATCATGCTTATCTTGAGACACTCCGCCTGTATACCCTATATGATCAAGATCAACTATAAATTTTGCATATTGAATGCTTGAGTCTGATTCGGTGTGAGAAAATTCTATCATTATCTTAACATTGTCTGGAGGAATATTGTAATCTGCAACCCTGCTAACGACAGAGAAAGCAAGTCTAAGTTCGTCTAGTGGACTGTTGGCTGTAAAGTCTACAGAGGTTGGCTCAAGCACAATGTAGTCTGACCCAGTTGCCCCAATCATGCTGCCTTGTGGATTGTAGATAAGGTTTGACGTATCTCCTCTCATTGCAATAATGTTATTTAAAAATCTACACCTTTCATTTCTATTAATTCTGTCTTCATCTGTAAAAATTCTATTGTCAGCATTTGTAGAAAAAACTTTTAGTTCTTGATTATTGCTATCAACTACGTTGATAATTCCATTTTCATTAGATCCATCTAGAGGTCCGTACTGTTCAAAAATATTAGAAGGAGAGCCTCCGTCAACACTATAAGACCAACTATCTGTATCTGTAAAAGAATAAACGACTCGGCTATCTGATGCTCCAGCAACTGGATTAAATCCTGCAGAAAATATTCCTACCTCAGTAATCTCATATCTTTCTTCTGTAGGCATCTCTGCTGTTAGTACTACTTTTGATATTCCTTCTTCGTTTACAAATCCCCTTGAAATAATAGGAACACGAAACATTTCAAACTCTAAAGACTCTTTGTTTTTCATAGAATTTATTTCTGCTGAACTAAAAGTATGATCTGGCAACACGGCATTAGTTCCGCATCCAACTGCAATATAAGAAGCATAAGACGGCGTCTGTCCTACTAGGTATTTTGCTAAAATGTTTTTGCCTGTATTAGTTATCATTGAACACTCCCATAGTATATTGTATCATCAAAAATACTGCCCGCAGTCAGCACTTCAACCTCTGCCTGCTCACCCTCTTTGACATTAACTAAATTAATGACTAGGTCTCCAGTTATTGGATCTATGTATACTGACTTGCAGTTTGGGACCTTGGTCCACTTTGTTTTATCTGTCTCATTTGGGTTCTCAATTAGATCATACCCATTTCCGCACTCTGGAAGGTGATTAAAAATAGACAGGGCCAAGGATTTAAAATAGGAGTCTGACGATTGTAGCCTTAAAATATTATTTGGATTGTATTGTAGGTATAGGTCTGTAAGGTTTTTAATTGGAGCATACACCACCTTTTGTCCATTGACCAAATCATGCCTTGATATTGTTGCAAGTTCAAAACCGCCAATATCTTCAAAGATTAGGTCTGTCATTATTTCAATAGACATCGTGTCTGGACTTTCTAAAATTAAATCTGGCGTAGCAATTTTTACTGAGTCATCGGCATTTTTTGGAGATGGCTTTGGAATTGCTGCAACTGCAGAAAGATATGTTGGATATTTAATATCTTCAGCCATTAGACCACCTCACTTAAAAATAAAGTCATTTCTGGACCATCTGAACTTCTTGAAAACTCAATATTGTATACAACAAATCTATTGTTTGGATTTGAAACCATATTTATATCATTTTCTTTGTAGTCTACGCTAACAATGTCTCCAAGTTGAATAGTGGGTATAGAAAATATTTTAACTCCAAGTGACTTTCTTGGCTTTGTTATTTTTTCAACAAGCCACTTCATTAACCTAGAAGCCTCATCTTGTGACTGTATGTATGTGGTGTCTATAGAAAAATCTTTTTTGCCGTATGTCATTCTGCTGAATTTAATATCTTGGTAATCTTGTTTAAATTTAAATGGATTAGATATGAGTCGGTCTGCAACAAACTGTGGATTAGAAACAAGACTGTTTTTATTAAAATATTCGTCTACTGTAAGATTATTGTCAGATTGCTGAGTAAAAGTAACTCCCTGAATTCTCAAATAGTTACCGCTTGTTTCATCCAGAGTAATTGGGGCATCTGTTGTATTAAATATAAGAAACTCTGCTCCATACGACCCTGCCCTAAAACCAGAAATAGCATAACCTTTAATTTTGTTAAATGTCGGAGAAATTTTTGCAGTTAATGCTGGATATGCTTTGTCATATTTAAAATTAAATGATGCTGCTTCTCTCATAATGCTTCCAAATTCTTCAAAATAAATATCATATTTTGGTGGCTCAGAAGATCCAATTCCAGTTAGATATGTGTTTTGAATTAAACCACTTATAGAATATTTTCTAAAGGACTCGTTTACATCAATTTCAAAATCTCCAAAAACAGAGTTTACTGGGGCACCCAATGAGAATGAAGTGTTTTGAGAATAGTTGTTACACAAAGCATATACATTCTCAAACATTGCTCTAGAAGATCCTCTTGTAAATAATGCTATGTTAGAGTATACTGGCAATGGGTCTGTATCGTCTACAACCTTTATTACGTTTCCATTTAAATATAGGTAAAACCTTCTTGTTTTTCCTATGTCTTCGTATTCCACTGCTAAGTCATATACCGTCGGATTTTCTTCAGCAAAACTTCTAGACTGACCTGTAAAGTTTCCATCATCTACGGTTATTTCACCCAGTCCCTCCCATAGTTTGATTGGAACCGCTTTTCCATTATCAGACTTTATCTTATAGAATAAAACATTGCTAACACTCTGTTTTTCTTTTTGTGACAAGTTTCCTAGACTTAACGCTGCGATTTCAAAATAGTATCCAATATTTGATAATGGATTAAGCATTACTGCTATTCCAGCAGATCCTCCAGAAATATTGATATTCTTGTCTGGAGTAGATCCGTTAATAACAACGTATGTAGAAGAGCCATTTGATGTCTGGCCTCTATCTGGATTATTTTCTATTTTGCCAATAATTCTCATTCTGGTTCCAAAGTGCTTATATTTTTTATTTTCTAAAGACTTGTAGACATAAGAAATAAAATCTCTTGGCTTTTCTTTTGTTGTAAAGTTGGGTCCAGTTAAAGAAAGTGCAGAAGACTGAATAGACCCTGGCTGCTGTTGTGTTGCTGTAGTTATTTCTCCAGTAAGAGTTGTAGAAAGAAAATTTTTAATAAGACCAGTTCTTGAAGATGACCTTGCAATTGAGTCAGAAGAAACTCCAGAGTTTGTCACCTTGCCTGCTGGACCAGTGCCTGTAACTGTTGGAACAGTACTTTTTCCAAACAAGTATTCGGAATCCATATAGCATCCTTTTACAATGTCATCTGATTTCCAATAATCAGATATCCCAGCAGAGTGTGCAACGACTGTTGTTCCAAATTGACCACGCCCATGCTTTACAACGGCACCATTCTTTAATTTAATCGTACCATTTATATCTTCATAAATTGGCTCAGAATAAATTCTTATTAAACCAGTTGGGTATATCTTTCCATTAAATGGTAGTTTGGCAAAATAATCTTGATAGTCTTCAACAGAAGTAATCCAAACATTTCCAAATCCAGAAACATTGTATTGCACTGCATCGTATTTTATAATTTCTCCTTGTGAATAAAAGTACCCATTGTATCTACCAATCCAATATGCTGCTTCTCCAAGACTAAAAGTATTATTAATAACAATTCCATTTTTTACAATCGGAACATCTTCAGATAAATCTGAATTTAATGGAATGGCGCTAAGCAAATAAGAAGACTGCATATTGATTTCATTATTTAAAGACTTTGTATTTTCAGTGCCAGACACCTCCCATAAAAGAACTGGTTTGTAAATATAAAATCTTTCTTCATCCAAAAGGCTTGCCTGCCTTATAGACCCTACAGATCTTTGAATATGTCTTGTTGTATAATTAATAACACCACCATTATAGACATTGTTGGATTGCTCAGATATAGAAATGATATTAGAAAGTTTAGATTTTGCTAATGTTTTATTTTTTATTTCTTTGTCTTGAAACAAATCATTTGTTCCTTTAAGGGCAAAAGTGGTTGGCCGTTCTTCTGCTGTTGGCATAATATAGTTTTTACTCATCATAACAAAATTGTTGTATTCATCAAAAAACATTGCTGTTTGTGATGATATAGCCAAATCTTCTAAAACTTCTGCAACACTTTTATCTGGACCAACAAAGAAATATGGAATTATTATTTCTTTTTCATTCTCTACTCTTTTAAATGTGTAGTTGGAAAAACCTATATAGTCTAATAAAAGACAAACAGCAGAACTAACAGAAACCTCTGTCATTAATATTTGTGGAGCAGTTATTGATTCTAAGTACCAATACAAATCTCTTAAAGTAATTGACACTCTTTTGCTTACTGTATCTGACTTTGGAAATGAGTCAGCATATAGGGTTTTCATTGGAACCCAGTAATCCCAGCCATCTACATCTACTATGACTTCATAAAATTTAAACTGTATATGTCTATCTATATATTTTGATATTATGCTGCCTTTGTTAGTTTCAAAAACGAAAGGATAGTTTTTATTAAATGCTTGATCATGATCAAAAATATTTATGTTTCCATTAGAAGCAACTAATTGTCCTACTGGAAGACCGCTCAAACCTAAATCAGAAGCACTTTTGTTTATTGAATAGTCTAAAGTTTTGTCTGATATATTCATTACAAATCTTGGAGAAATTTCAATTAAATCAAATGTAGAGTCTTTTACTTTCATTGCTTCAACAACAATTCTTATTCCAGAAATGAATTCAAACTCCCTATATTGACGTTTGCCATCAGTAGATTTTATAAAAAAGTTAGGTGAGGTTGCGTCTGTAACAAAGTTAGTTAGCCTATCTACTGTTTCATCTTGAACATACCATCCATACTTTGGCTTTATAATTGAATAATCTGTGCCGTTCCATATATGATACTCTCCCATATCTGTTTCATTTTGTTTAATTAGATAGGCATAACCTATGACAGATTTATTTGGAAGCAAATCTTTGTCTGAATATGTTTCTGCAAAAACAAAATTTGCTCTCCATTCGTCTGGGACAATTAACCCATAAGCAATTTCAACATATCCATCACTTTTAATTATTGCAGAACCATCTTTTCTTCTTTTTGATGGATCAAAAGACATAGCGTCTTGCCAATTGTTATCTTTTAAAAATTGAATTTTCCACTTTGTTGGAGTTTTTTGATTTACTTCTCCATAAAATGGATCAGGGCGTGAGCCTTTTGAAGATGAGAATGGTCCAAGATTTTCTGTTCCTGTATGTGTTTGCATTTTAACAACAACTCTGTTAGTAGGAATTTGTTCTTTATAGACAACAAAGGGACATGCATCTTCAATGTCATATTGAGATCCACGAATTTTTGAGGCAATTCCATACTCAGAAAGAGAGTCAACAGTTCCTAATTTTTGTTTTCCATCTTTGTCTAAAAATATTTGAGATGAGCCGTAGGATACTGAGTTGTCAATATAAGTATACTTATACGTAACTTCTGATCGGTATGATGTCCAGTATTTAAATATATCATTTTTGTCTGCCATATAATATCTTGGCCTATCAGCCATGAACAAATTTGGATGATGAAGTTTTCCATTTTCAAAAAACACTGCCTTATTAATACCAGACCTAGGTCTGAATTGATTAAAACAATCTTCTAAAGAGTATATAGTTTTTAGTTTTTCTTTTTTACTTAGAAAAGCAGTTGGGACACCACTATCGTCAAATGTTCCATCAATTATAACATCTGCATCTGTTGCTCCAGTATAAAAATTTCCATCATCATTAATATCAAAACTTGTTGGCAAAGAAGAATATACGGTTGATGTTTGTGTTGGCCTATACCGATAGTTTCCAATATGCTTTATATTGTTTGGAATGTTCATGTTCCATTCTGCTATAACTACTGACTTATTTCTGACAGTATTTGCAGTCTCTAGGAATGTTTGTAGGTCCTTGTCTTCAAACATTATACCTCTTCCAAACTTACTGATACATTCCAGTAATCAAAGTTTGCTCCTCGTTTTTCAACAGAGTATGAAAAATCACTAATAAACATTTCTATTAACTGGTTATATTGTCCCAGGTGATCATATGGGTCTGGCGTTCCTTTAAATATTCCTTTTCTGTCGTATGCAAGAAATACCCAGAATGAACCCTTATGAGAGTCATACCATTCAAGCATATCTGCTCCACCTGCTCCACCATCTGTTGTATATGATTTAACCGATGATCGTCCAGTAGCAACATCAAAGTTTGGTACGTTTGCATGAGATCTTGATGGAATAAGTTCCCAACTTGTTCTTAACTGAAGTTTATCTGCAATATGGTATGAACGCATGCGGCCATTAATCATTCTTTCCCGCTTTTCAATACGCTCTTGCGAAAACTCAATTGGCTGCCTATTGTCATCTGTAATTAACAAAAACTGATCTAGCAATGTTTCGTCCTCAATATCTGATTCTGGGTCTACGCCAATTTCATATCCATATGGAATGTATAAACCATCCTTTAGAGTTCCAGAGTTTTCTGACCAAAGCATACCGCTAGGTCTATTATATTTTTTACGACCCTGCATGTATACAACTCTAGGGTCTAACTCACCTTCTGCCACTTATTGCCACCCCTCTAACTCTTCTATCGTCAACCTGTTTAATTGTTGCCATAACTGCTTGTGCAATATCATTAGGATTTGCATCAGTCTTAGCATTAACAGTTAATGTATATGTATTATTATACACTGATCCGCCAACTGATTGTCCATTATTTATTGCTTTCATGGTATCAATACCATGGGTATCTACAGCATACTTGCTCATTATAAATTCTCCTGGAGTTAGCATTGCTGGGACTGTATCAGTACCTTTTGCAAAACCGCCAAGTGCAAACTTCATTGGATTTATGAGTCCTCCCTTTGCTTTAACTTGGAAGAATCCTCCACCTCCACCGCCACCACCTACTGTTTCATCATCGCCAGGAAGTTTGACCGTAGTTCCAGACCAAATCATATTTCCACCCTGATACTTAGGATTAGTTTTAAATTTAGGGTTTAGTGCATATAACTCTGCCAAAGAAATGCCATTGTCTGCTGCAATTTCTGATAAAGTATCTCCTGGTTTTACAGTATAAGTTTCTAGTTGAGGTTGTGTTTGTGGAATAACTGCTGCTGGAACTATTGGATCTGTTTCATTTGGCTTGTCTTCGCATACTCCCATTGCATTTTTAATTTGGTTAGGACCACACTGAACTTCAACTGGTTTATCAACACAGATTCCTTGTGAGTTTAGAATTTGGCCTGAAGTACACTCGACTGGCTTGTCAACACATGCTCCATTTATGTTTCTAATTTGACCACCAGAGCATGGATATAAGGATGGCTTGTCTTCACATACTCCCATTGCATTTTTAATTTGGTTAGGACCACATGTAACCTCAACTGGTTTATCAACACAGATGTTCATTGAATTTCTAATTTGATTAGGTCCACATTCTGCTGGTTTAGGAATACACTTTCCATCTGGCCCCATAACCTCGTTAGCCTTACACGTAACTGGATCTTTTTTAGGATCAACACACACTCCCTGTGCGTTTCTAATTTGACCACCAGAGCATGGGACTGGATTTGTTACTGTCTGTTGTGTTTGGTATGCCGATATAAGTTTTGGAACAATTGCTAGAGCATCTTTCATTGCCTGCATAAATTGAGCACTTGCTATTCTTGCCTGATCTACAAGATTTTTTATTTGTTCCCAGGCAGTTTTGGTATATCCTAAAACATCTAGGCCTTTAATTGTATCTTCTAATAAGAGTTCATTAAGTCTTAATGTTTCTCTGTTTGGTAATAGGCTTTCTGTTTCAATCTTATAAATTTCATCTTGCAAGCGCTTTATTTCGTTTTCAATTTCAATTCTACTTTTTCCATCTTTTGATCTTAACTGTGAAAGTTCGTAGTCTCTGGACTGTTCTAAAGCATCTTTTTGTTTTGTAATATTATCTGCAGCCTGCTGGGCTCTCATTTCTTGGGCTGCACGAGCAGCAGCAGCAATGTCTCCAGATGTTAAAGCCTCTGCAAGAGTTAGTTGTCCTTTTTGTTGCTGAGATATTGAAGCATTTGCTTTTTCAATTTCATCAAGAGCGTCAAGTCTTTCATCATATTTTTCATTTACCTTTTCTTCTTGGTCTTCAATTTGCTTTAATCCAACTTCCTCTATTCTTACTTGTTCTTGGAATAAAGCAATTTGTCTTTCGGCTTCTTCAATTTTATCCATTAAAGGTTTGTTGTCAATTTCAAAATCAATTCTAAGTGCTTGTTCTTTTACATCAAAGGCTTCCATTGCATTACTAAACCCAGTATCAAATAT